AAAAGTTGGTGCAATTTTTTCTCTAATTTTTCCAAAGAAAGATCTTACCTTACCAGGTTTTTTTACACCGCCACCTCTTTTATATCCTTTAGGTGTAACTTGTTTGTTGTATAAATTATTTGCCATGAACTTTTCCTCCCTTTTTCATGAAGCCCATTTTGTTTCTGACTTTAGTAGGTAGTTTTTTTAAACCTTTGTTATCAGCAGGAACAGGTTTTAAAGAACCACCCATTTTTTTACCCATACGATTTTTTATATCTTTAGCTAAGCCTGCATATCCCTCGATAGCACCTTTAACATTTAAAGGAGATCTTTTAAGAAAACCTTTAACAAAACTTTTAATTTTTTTAGGTGCATCTTTAGCTGCTTGTTTTTGAGATTCAGTCATCTTTTTAGTTCGACCACCATCTTTTAATTCAATTGGTTTACCATCATACTTACCATAACTTTTAAAAATATCTGCTGCAGAAGAACCAGATTTTTTATTTGGTTTAGAATTTTTCATTCTATCAGAGGCTCTTTTATCTTTTGCTCTTTTTGCTGCTGCTTTTGCAGCTTCCATAATTTTTCCACCTTTTTCCATCATAGGTCTTTGCATCATCATGCCGCCGCCCATTTTTTTAACTCTGCCACCAACTTTGTAGCCTTTAGGTGTTACCTGCATATTGAATCTGTTATTTGCCATTTTTATTCGCTCCGTTTCTAAAAATTTGTGTTCCTTTTATACCATAAATACTTGCGACTACAAGTATCCAAAGATTTGTGAACCATGACGGGAGCTGTGAGAACATGTCAAAGAACAATTTAACCTTGTCCATCGCTGTCGGGTCATCCGATATGACCGCCCACGCGAGCACCAACACGGGCAAACTTAATATTACAAGGACCGCCTCGTCCTTCCAGTCCGATTGCCTTGCTTCTAATAATTTGCCTTGGTAAGCTTCCTGGCCTTGGGCCATTTTTGTAGCGTGCATGAGTTGTGCCTCTGACATCGCCATTTTCGTCTTCTGCTTGTTAGCATAAATTTTACTTCCAGCAGAAACGGCTAATTTAATTGCCGATAACCACATAATTTAGTACCAAGTAGCAGTTTTCTTTTTATTAGATAGCATTCTTTTAGTACCTCTAACTTTTTCCTTGTCTCCTGTAGGAATATAGTTGTAAGTACCGTCAGCTGTAGTCTTAGATCTAGGATCTATCTCTACATTTTGACTTGGAACTGCCATCTGTTTTGCTTTTTTATAGTTCATCATAATGTTTTACCTTTTGTTAAACTAATATACCATTAATTTTCGTCAATAACAGACATTTGTTGTACACCAGACTTAGCAAGGCTAACTCCAGCTCTTAATTTAGCTAAATCTTCGTTTTGTTCAAGCTTATCTTCAAAATTATCTTTAGATTGTAGCAATCTTGCTCTTGCAAGTTCTTGTTGAGCCTCATCATTTTGTTTTTTACGTTCATTTTCCATGGCTCGTAGATCAACTTCTCTAGATTTTAGTTTTAAAAGTGGATCTGAATCAAATTGTGATGTGATTTTGTTCTCTTCCTTCATAAAATCTTCTGTCATTTCAGCAATCAACACCGCTTTTCTAGCTTCAATCGTCTGCATTATCTGTTGTAGCAATTGTGCTGACTGTGGATTGGTTGGTGCTTGCTGTTGTAGCACTTGCATCTGCATCATTTGCTCTCTGAATTCAATTTGTACTTGTTCTTGGGCCATGATTGATATGTGTTCAAGAATGTTTTTTTGAATTGAAGCCATAACCACAGGATTATTTCTAACCATGTTAGTTGACATAAAGTTTAAATGCGCTGTGATGTGTGCTCTATGATCTTGACCAGGGAAAGCTTGGAAAGGTTTCGCGTTTAATGCATTAATATGCTCGACACTTGGATCAATAGGTTGAACTGGAGCAGGTGGAGGTAATATTTGATTAACATCTTTCACTCCAATTGCTTCATACATTTTTCTGTATGCATTATATAAATTATGAATCTGTGGATTCGATTGCGCCAATTGTAATTCTGTTTGTGCCATTGTAATTCTTTGTGACTGAGAAAATATATTTGGATCTGCAACAGGAATAATATCTATTCTATCGTCAAAATCTAATTGTTTAATAGTTCTAGCTCCTCCAACCACGTCGTATGGATATTCAGGTGGTAAGTATTGAGAAATAACTTTTCCAAGTAATCTAAATTCTTTTTTCATTGCCGCGTACAATCGTTTATGGATTGCACTCATGACTCTTGAACCACGTTCTAAAAGAGCAATAGTTGTTCCAACGGCTGCGCCTTGATTTCCATCTCCGACTTGCATATCAGCAATGGCTGCAAATCTTTGACCCGCACCAACAACAATTCCCATTAATGACAATAATGTCTGAGAAGGTTCCTTGTAAGGTAGTGGAAAGAATGCATCTCTTAATGATCCACCTGGTGCATCTACATCTTTGAATTCACCTGGTTGAATTGGTGACGCTTCATCTCTTACTCTAACACCACGTTGCTTGAATCCAGCAGGTAAATTAGATAAAGTTCCTGCATCTAGTAATTGTCTTAAAGCTGCAGTTGCAGTTCTACTTAATCCACCAATCATGTGGATTAAACCAAAACCATAAAAACCTAGACCTGGTAAAAATTTGAAATGAACAAAATAAGAAATTTTCTTTTTCTTAATATCATCAGGTGCATAGTTTCTTTTAATCGATAAAATTTTTCTTGATGCTTCTTCAACCGTTACAATATATGGAAGTTTAATTCCTGTTGGCTCACCATCTGCACCGATATCTTCAAAACCTTCTAAGTCTAAATTAACATGACACTCTAAAACATTGTAAACATCTTCTTGCTTACCTGTTTTTTTAGTTCCAGAAATTTCTCTTTCCTTCTTTGTTAATTCATCATTGTTGTCGACACCTGGAGGACCAAGTTCTACATCAGAATAGAAACCACTGACTTGTGATTTTCTTAAATCGTTTTCAGAAATTTTTAAAGAGTGGATGATTGATTCCGCTTCGTCTAATGAGGTAGCCGTGTACGGAACAATCAAATCCTCAGCAGGAATAAATTTACTCACTGCTCTCCCTAACAACTGGTCATAATAAACTTTTTTAAAAGTTGAACCAGCTAATGGTAAATGAAATAACATTTGATCAAACTCAGGTTCGTATTCTTCCATCTGATCCATTAAAAGATAATTCATATAATCTTTAACCCGTTGAGACTGTTGTTGAACAGGAGGAGAATCTACTCCGATAACATCTGTTCTTACAGGTCCTTCTGCAGGTAATAATTCTTTATAAGCTTGTGCTTGAAATTGTGTAACTGCTTCAGCAAGTACAGGGTGTGTTGCACCACTTGCTCCTTGGAAAGGTTCAGTTCTGTTTTCATATTTAAATCCTAAAAGATCTAATCCTTGAATATAAGATTGCTCCCAATCTTTTCTGGAATTTTTATATTCCATGTAGTTGTCAACCATCTCGTTTCCGATTGGCTCTAAAATATCTTCAGGTAAAATGTCAGCCAAGTTATCAAAATGATTCTCGGTTCCTGGAACATTGATCGCTCCTGGTTCAAAGTCTAATGTAACTCCACCATCCTCTTCAGGTATAACTTCTACGGGACCTTGTTCTACTACTTCCTCTTCTACAACTTCTTCCTCAGCTGGTATTTCTACTTCTGTTCGAATTTCGTTAGGAAGGGACTTATCTATATCTGCCATTTAAAATTTCTCCAATGTTAGCTTCTAACTTGTTTTAAAGGAACTTTCAACCCCTGTGGGTTAGGTCCTGATTTTGGTGGTGGGCCAGATTTCACGCCTCCTGAACCAAGTGGTTTATCAATCATACCACCGCCTTTTTTACCTTGTCTCATTTCTCTCATCTGTCTTAATGCTTCGCTTACCGCAGACTCTAAAGACATGTCTACTCTTAAATCTTTTACAATCTCATTAAATTTTTGTTGAGTTGCTTTATCAGCATTGGCCATGTACTTCTTGCCGTAGTCCATTAATAGCCTTTCGTAGCTAGTTTAGGTTTTCTAATTAAACCACCTTTGAAGTTTGGTTTTC